AGTTGCTAACTTTTACCCTCATAACTTTGCTAATTGTAAGGTATTGGAAGTAGGCAGCTTAGATATTAACGGTAGCGTAAGGCAGTTCTTTACAAACTGCGATTACATTGGAATAGATTTAGGCGAAGGAAAAGGTGTAGATGTTGTTTGCCAAGGGCAAGACTACGATGCTCCAGATAATACATTCGATACAGTAATCTCTTGTGAGTGCTTTGAGCATAACCCTGATTGGGTAGCTACATTCGCTAATATGCACAGAATGGTAAAGCCTGACGGTCTAATCATAATGTCTTGCGCCACTATCGGCAGAGCAGAACATGGCACTAAGCGTACCAGCCCGTCTGATGCACCATTTTGCGGTGACTACTACAAGAACTTAACAGAACAAGACTTTGTAGAGAACTTTGACTTGGGCAGTATGTTTTCTGTGTATGAGTTTGGAGTAGGGGAGGCTACAAAGGATCTTTACTTCTACGGAATAAAGAAACTGTTGTAGAATAGCAACATCATCAACCATCAACCCAAAGGGAATGGAATGTTAGGAGCAACAAAAATAGAGTGGTTATTGGTAGAAACCCTGATACCTTACGCTAAAAACGCCAGGACACACTCAGACGAGCAAGTTGCTCAGATTGCCGGATCTATAAAAGAGTTTGGGTTCAATAACCCTGTACTTGTAGATAAAGACAATTCAATCATCGCTGGACATGGCAGGCTCATGGCGGCAAGAAAGCTAGGCATGGATAAAGTGCCAGTAGTGCAGCTAGGCCACATGACCGAAGCACAGCGCAAAGCCTATGTATTAGCAGATAACCGTATCGCCTTAAACTCTGGGTGGGACACGGGTATGCTATCGCTAGAGCTGCAAGACCTAAAAGACGATATAGACCTTAGCCTATTGGGATTTGATCCTGATGAGCTAGATGCCCTGCTAAACCCCATAGAGGAAACAGAAGGGCTAACGGATGAAGATGCTGTGCCTGATGTGCCAGACGAGCCTAAAACAAAGCTAGGGGACATCTACATATTGGGCAACCATAGGCTTATGTGCGGTGATTCTACAAACTTAAGCGATGTAGATAAACTGATGATTGGGGTTTACCCTGATTTAATACACACAGACCCCCCATATGGCATGAACGCTGTAAGTAAATCATCGGTATTGAAGGCAAATTACGGTACAGACATTATGGGTGACGATAACCCTGATGTAGCCAAAGATGCGTTTAATTTGATATATGGCCTATATCCCGAAGCTAAACAGATATGGTGGGGCGCAAATTATTACTGTTCCGTATTGCCTGATAGCGAATGTTGGCTGGTATGGGATAAAAATAATGGTCAATCAGATCAAACTGATTGCGAGCTGGCATGGGCAAACTTTAGAAGCGTTGTGCGTCAATTTACACAAGCATCAGAAAAGAAAAACCGAGTACATCCAACCCAAAAGCCTGTATCTTTGATGGAATGGATTATTAAACGATTTAATCTGTCATCCAAGACCATTGCTGATTATTTTGGTGGCTCAGGATCAACCCTGATCGCAGCCGAAAAGAATGGGCTGCAAGCATTTATCATGGAGTTTGATCCTAAGTTTTGCGATGTAATTGTGCAACGATGGGAAGAATTTACAGGCAAAAAGGCCGTACTTTCGGAGTTAGAAAAGGCTTAATATGCAAGGTATAGAACATATCCCAACCGAAGAAACCAGAAAGTTAGTCCGAAGCCTTAGTGCTGTAGGGATTAAGTATGTAGATATTGCTGGCAAGCTAGACATATCAGACGATACGCTGGTCAAGCATTACAAGAAGGATTTAGAGGATGGCAGGGTAGATGCAAACGCTTCTATCGGGCAAACCCTATTCCAACAAGCTAAGAATGGCAATACGGCTGCTGCTATCTTCTGGCTAAAAACCAGAGCGCAATGGAAAGAAACAAACGCATTAGAAGTATCTGGCGCAGATGGCGCACCTTTAGCGGTGAAATGGCTGAGCGAGTAGTAACGATCCCCTATAAACCTAGAGCGCCTCAGAAGTTAATTCATGAGGCGATGGATGAGCATCGCTTTGTAGTAGGTGTAGCGCATCGAAGGATGGGCAAGACGGTAGCGGCACTAAACCAAATTATTAAGGCTGCTCTTGAAAACAACCAGCAAGCCCCTAGATATGCTTATATAGCCCCGACTTACAGTCAGGCTAAACGAGTGGCATGGGACTACCTTACGCACTTTGTAAGGCCGCTAGATGCGGTGGCAAACATTGCTGAGTTGAGGGTGGACTTCTTAGGCCGCAGGATTCAGCTATACGGCTCAGATAACCCTGACAGTTTGCGTGGACAGTATTTTGATGGGGTAGTGCTAGACGAAATTGGCGATCAAAACCCTAAGATATGGAACGAGATCATTCGGCCTGCTTTAGCGGATAGAAAGGGCTGGTGTTTGTTTATCGGCACACCCAAAGGCAACAATCACTTTAAAGAGCTATTTGATCGAGCCAGCAAAGAGCCAGGATGGACTGCATTGCAGTTTAAATCCAGCGAAACAAAGATTATAGATGTAGAAGAATTAGACGCAGCTCGTAAAGAGATGGGTGATGACAAGTACAACCAAGAATTTGAGTGCAGCTTTAACGCAGCAGTAGAAGGAAGTTACTACGGCAAACTGATAAACGACCTAGAGGAAAAGGGTCGTATGTGCGCTATTGATCGAGATGATCTATGCCGCACTTATGTAGCCTGGGACTTGGGGATGGGCGATTCTACTGCCATGTGGGTAGTGCAAGAAACAGGCCAAGAAAAGCGCATCATGGACTATGTAGAGAATCATGGTCAAGGGCTAGACTGGTATGTAAACTGGCTCAAAGAAAACAACTGGCACAAAGCCGAGCAACTCCTACCACACGATGTGGAAGTGCGAGAACTTGGCACAGGCAAGAGCAGGCTAGAGGTATTGAGAGAGGCAGGGCTTGATGTTAAAGTTCTACCTAGATTATCTGTAGATGACGGCATCCAGTCAGTCAGGCGTTTATTGCCTACTTGCTGGTTTAATATGCCTAAAGTAAAGCAGGGTTTAGATTGCCTCAGAAACTACAGGCGAGAGTATGACGAGAAGCGCAATGTGTTTTACGATAAGCCATTGCACGATTGGGCATCACACGGATCAGACGCATTTAGGTATTTAGCTTTAGGCATGGAGCAAACAAATACATGGGCGCAGCCATTAAAGATTAACGCAAACTGGATAGTTTAAATATGGATGACAACAAGCTAAAAGGTATTCTAGAGTCCGAGATTGATAACTCAATCGGATTTGTAGATACCGAAACAACCGAAGCTCGTAGAAAGGCTCTGACCTACTACAATCGTGAGCCATACGGCAATGAGGTAGAAGGCCGTTCATCCATTGTTACTGGCGAAGTAGCTGAGGTAGTAGATGGTGCGTTGCCACAACTACTGCGCATCTTTACCCAGTCAGACGAGTTATGCCGCTTTGAGCCTAAAGGCCCAGGCGATGAGGAAGGCGCTAAACAAGCTACGGAATACTGCAATCTAGTCTTTTTCCAAGACAATGATGGCGTAATCCTAATGCACAATTGGTTTAAAGACGCTCTGTTGCAAAAGAACGGCATCGTCAAATACTGGTGGGAAGATAGCGCAGATCCTACAAAAGAGAAGTACAAAGACCTGTCAGCAGAAGAACTACAACTGTTGTTTTCAGACAACACTATGGAGTTGGTCAGCCAAGACATGAAGGAAGTATCGCCTGAGATTCTCGATCCCATTAGCGGCATGATTATCCCTGCGACATTCTCTTACGATGTAGTGGTAATGAAAAAGAAAGAGTCTGGCCGAGTTAAGATTCAGAATGTACCGCCAGAGGAGTTCTTGATCTCTAAGCGTGATAAGACGATTAAAGATGCTCGATTTGTAGCGCATCGCCTTAACATGACTCGCTCGGACTTAATTGCTGCTGACTACGATAAAGACATTGTAGATAACCTACCTGCATACTCAGACCTAACTTACACGCCTGAGCGCATTGCTCGATTTGACCGTGGCGAAATGCCGGATGAAACGCAATCCTTAGACTTCTCGATGCAAGACATTGAGGTGTTTGAGTGCTATATCCGCACCGATTACGATGAGGATGGTATTGCTGAGTTGCGTAAGATTACCTACGCTGGCTCAGAGATCCTTGATAACGAGGAAGTAGACCATATCCCATTCGCTAGTATTTGCCCAATCCCAATGCCCCATAAGTTCTTTGGGCAGAGCTTGGCAGACCGTAGCATGGATATTCAGTTGATTAAGTCTACGATTACTCGTCAGATTTTGGACAATATGTACCTGACCAATATGCCTCGTATGACGGCTATTGATGGTCAAGTAAACATGGATGACCTATTAACCGTTGCTCCTAATGG